TTCTGATTGAGAAGAGAATCCATTGTTAGCAGTTCTAATACCAAACAAAAGGGGTGATGTTACTCTATGTGATACAAGGATTCTATCTTGTGCGTATTCTGCTACATAACTAAACTTCTCATGTAGATTATCTATTTGTATTACATCGATAGTCGGTTTAGTAGCAGGGTCATCATTGAATGATAACATAAACTTACCGGCATTATTAGTGCCTGTAAACTTAGCGTATAATAAATCTTCTATTGTTTGTCTTTCTTCAGGAGCTGGAATACCACTATTCATATTTAACATTACCATTGGTAAGAAACCATTTAGTATATTGTTTGTATGTAAGTTACTTAATTCAGCTTCTACAATAGAATACTGAAGTGATGATATCCAATCAGGTAAAGAATAGTAATATAAGTTAGGAGTATAATTCTTAACCCAAAGTATTTCCATCTTCTCATTCGATGTTTCAAATGCAGGAATCTTTTTCTTATCTCTAATCTTTCTTTGGTCATTCCAATCTACACAATAGTAGTAGTTCTGAATCTTTGGATTATCATATATCTTTTCAGCACGAAGTGTTTGTACGGGTATGTGATAAAACTTAATTATCTTCGTATGCTCATCGTTCCAATAGACTTGGAATGCGGCATTACCAAATAGTTTTAAATCGAATGATGCCCTCTTAACATCCTCTTGCGGTAGTATCTTTTGTAGTGTTGTATCGAACTCTAATCTTTTAGAGTAGATACCTTTACCAAATATTAAATCTGCAATACCTTCTATACATGCAGCTGTTGTTGTTGATTGATTGTATGCAACAGATACCGCATCAAAGAAATCATCATGTCCATTTATTCCAAATGGAATCCATCCGTATCTTGTTCTAGTATCTTCGGTAACTATTGGTAGGGAGTTATTTCCCTTTAAACCAAAGACTGATAAGTTTACTTCTTTATTCATATTAGTTCATTATAATATATTGGTTACTGCTATCTGATGAGATTGAACCACTGTTAATTGGTATTTGATTTATGTATTCCGGCTTAGATACTGATTGTGAGCCAAAGACCTGAATACTTCCATTCCATAATTCAGTTGTACCCTTTTTCAATGTTGCTCTAAACTCTTGTCCAACATATGCACCACTTATACTTGCAGTTACTGCAAGCATGCTTTCACATTGGTTATATGATTGTGATGTAAGTGAAGCAGTATAATTAGTTTGAGTTAACATATCTTGTAGTGACATTGTAAATGCACTAGATGTAGTTTGATTCGTTCTAAATGTATATCCGTTACTGCCTGATATGAAATATGTAAGCATTATCTCGTAATAGTTTATGTTCTTCTATATTTAACACCATCCAAAGTAAAAATAGTAGGTAAATAAAAAAACCCCACTCAATTAAGAGTAGGGTCTAATATTTTTAAAATGCTATACTGATTAGTCGTTAGTTCCGTAAACCACTGTGTAGTTATTGGTTAAACCTGCTAATGGATTTGCGGTAGTTGAGCCAGATAAGAATTGAGCTGGTAACTTCTCCATACCAGTCATAGTAACGGAATAACCATAAAGGTCTCCCATTGCTGCTCCTGTCTGAATTGTACCTGCAGTTAAGTCTGCACCTTCTTCTTTACCTACTAAAAATGCTTCTCCGTTCATTGTTGCTACGATGATTTGAGGTCTACCATAAGCCATAAGCTTTAATTGGGTAGTCATTTCATTTGTTAATTTCTTTAAGTTAAGAGTTAACTCTTGCGTAAAGAAAGTAGTACCATTTTCACGAGATGAATTTACTGTTTCAGTATATGCACTTGTTCCTTTTAACTGATAGAAATACAGGGTTGAGCCTGTTGGTATTCCAGTTAAAAGTGGGTCAGCCGTAGCTGAGCCGGATGTTTGTGTGAAAGAACCTGTCGTGTATTGTTGAAAGAAGTAAACGCCAGCCAAGCCACCGATACTATCTTTACATACTTCATTTCTTCCAGCTGATAAATTACAAGCCATATCTTTAAGTTTTTAATTTGTTAATAATAGGGTGATGATTTCTCACCACCCCTTATTTAATTTTTTTAGTATGCTCCGTAGTATACGATATCTTGTGCGATACCGAATTGTACGCCTGAAGTAAATCTCATTACAATACGATAGTTTTGTGAACCATCGATGTTGCTCATGTCTAATACTTTAACTTCATTGTAGTCAGATAACAAGCCCGTTCCGAAGAATAAGTTTGATTTTTGAGCTGCAACAACTTTGTTTGCACTCATACCTGGACACATTACGATATCAATACCATTGAAGTTGTAAGGTTTTTCTCCTACAGTCAATTGGTTGTTGTATCCGTTAGCACCTACTGAACCACCACCTAATGCTGTTTTGTATGCCTTAGCAACACCTGTACCAACATAAAGTAATAAATCTTCTTTACCATATACTGCATCAGGGATAGAGTTTACGATATCGTTTAATTTAGCGATTACGTTTGCAGATGTGATAGAGCCAGAGATTGGTTGTCCACCTACAACAGTTGCTGAGCCAGAGAATGCTGGGATAACACCAGTCGATACTGTGATTGCGCCTGATACAACAGTTGTACCTGCTGCTACTGAAGCAGAAAGTAAAGATTGGAATCCTTCAAACTGTCCGTTAACGTTAGTACCTGCCCAAATGTTTTGTTCAGTTACTTCTGCAACTTTACCACCAACATAAGAGATTAAGTAATCGTTGAATGTAGCTGGGATAGTATCAAATGCGCTAAAGCCCAATTGCATCGCCTGCCAAGAATCAACAAACTCTTGCTTACATAATTCCAAGTTAACTTGCAATTCTTTTGGAGTTAAAATTCTTTCAGATAATGCAACACTACCTGAAGTTACGAAATCACAAGAAGCATCTTGTACGATTCCACTCACGTCTAATTTCTGAATAACTTCTTTGAACTTCACGTTAGGGTGAATCTCAACATATTTGTTATCCAAAGTTTTTGCACTTAAAAGTGCTGCTGCGATGTATTGTCCTGCAAACTCACCTGCGTAGGTATTTTGAGTAAATGTAGGCAATGCAAAGTTTTGATTTTTTTTCATTGTTTTCCTTTTGGAGTTAATAATTTATTTATAAAGTTTAGATAAGAATGAATCTTGTGAATTCATAGTTTTCTTACCATAATTTTTCTTGTTTAATTCTATTGAAGCCATTTTAGTTTCGATAGGAGCGCCATCTAATTTAGGAAGTTCTTCCATAGAGATATCATCTTCTTCTTTTATGTCTGCTTCTTTATCTACTACTTCTTCTTCCATCTTCATCTTACCCATTTCTTCCATCTTCTTCTCCATCTCTTCAATACGATATGCTAATTTAGCAACCATATCTTTTAATTCAATTTCGATAGATGGGTTATCTTCAGTATCTGCTGGCATTCCATCACCTGTTGAAGGTAAAGGGCCTACTTCTTCAGTTGTTTCTGCCATTTGAATATCTTCAACGGCTTTAGCACCATCTGCTTGTGGTATTTCTTCAGTCTTAACGGTTTCAGCATCTTCATCAGCTAATTCAACGTTTTCTCTTTCTTCAATCTTACCATCTTTAGTGATAACTTTGATTAGAGTTTCGTTGCCTTCTGAATCTTTCAGTGCTAACTCGTGAGTTCCGTCTGGAGCTGGGGTTTTAGTACCATCTTCTGATACTATTTCTAATCCTTCGCCTACATCAAATGTAGGGGATTCTACGATTGTTCCATCTTTTAATCTAGCGTAAGTTAATCTTACTTCATCTTTGTTTAAAAGTGTGATTATCTTATTTAGGACTTGTTTTGCATTCATAATAAATCTGTTGTTTAGTTATTTAACATATGTTGTTTGAAATATAGTTATTTTTTTTATCTTACTTGTGTGACTGTTAGTATTATCGATGGTATTGATGGTATATTACCACTTGCATTTTCTGCTAATAGTAATGCATCTCCTTGAGTATTTTGCCATACTAATTCAAAGTAATCACCTGCTACTGCATCTACAACGTAGTTCCATGCTGCAATTAATTCTTCGTTATTTGCTAATACAACATGTCCTGCTGATGCTGATACATTAGTTCCGTTTTTCTTTAACCAAATATATACATCATCTGCTCCTGTATCTGCTAAGATTTGTGCTGAGAATTGTATATTATATGTTCCACTATTTGCTAATGTAATTTGTGAATTAGATGCAATTGATACACCACTTGATATATCAGTTACTTCAAAATTCATTGATTGAGAAACGTTTGCACTACCTGATTGATTTATATTACTTTGGAATGCTCCAACATTAAATTGTTTATTTCCATTTGCAAAGAATGAACTTCCACTTTGAATAGTTAAACTACCTGTTAGTGATGTACTACCACTTACGTTTAATGTACCTTCAAAGAATGAGTTAGAGCCTGAATCAATTAAGAAACCTGTCTTTCTAGCAGATGATGTTCCTGTTCCAACGGATAATATGTTTTCACCTGTGGTGTTTCTTCTACCATCGTTTGCATTATATCTACCAAAATGTGCACCACCTCCTTCTGTTAATACAAGGTTATTCGAACCTGTTAGTATTAAATTACCGCCACCTATTAAATTATTAGAAACACTCGTATAGTTTCCTCTACCTTCTACATTTGTGAATATGGTATTAGTAGCACCGAATACTCCATTTGCTTGCATTGCAGGAGTACCTGTTCCTCCAAAACTACCAGTTATAGTATAGGTATTAGCACCACCTTGTGTTTGATTATTATTAAATGCCAAACTACCACTACCTAATGAGCCACTAAACATACGATTAGTTACCGTCATTGCAGCAGGTGATATATTATTAGTAGCAGTAATTGCAGAGCCAGATGCTACAAAAGTCATTGCGCCATAGTTATTGCTAAAACTACCACCTGTTCTATGTAAAGCTAATCCAGCTGCACCAGCGTTAGTATAAGACATAGCACCAATTGCTATGTTATTAAATGCGTTAACAGCCAGAGAGGAAGATATATTAGTAACCGTAATACTACCACCTGTCACTATGTTACTAAGGATAGTTTGTGTTAGTGAAGTTCCTAA